CCAATAACAAACGATAATGGTTTAGATCCATCAACGTAGTTTGCCAAATCCATTTCCAGTTTCTCCATTTCGGCTTGGGCATCTGCTTTAAGTGCATCACCATTCAGTGAAGTTCCGCCCTGTGGTGTAGAAATTGTAGCGAATTTTGAACGTGCTTCGCCTAGCATATATTTGCATTGGGCTAGTGTGTAATCTTTTAGCCATTGTCCTGCATACGGATCAACTAGTAAATTAAAGTCAGGACGCTGATTGTAAATCTGCATTAAAACCTGTTCATCACCTCTAGGACGTTGCATAATTGTTAATTTTTTAGTTACAGGTTCAAATTTAAAGTTAATAAATGATCCAAACATTTTTCCAACAAGTTCTTGATACCCAGCGAATGCGTAATAAGTTGCTAATCCGCCCATCTGTGTAGAACTTAACAAATAGGTATTTGAATAGGCTAAGTTAAAAGGTTCAAATAATGTGCCACCGTCTCCGCCGCCTGTTCTTGAGCCAATCGAACGTCTAAACAGTTCACGTACTTCGATTACTTCATTTGGAAGTATGTAATCGTTAGTATCTTTTTGAAGTTCTAAAACAGCATATGATTCTTCAACTGCATTTTCGGCACGTTGTCTATATTTGCCAAGTGCTTTTTCTAGTCCTACTTCGTAGTGTGCAGGATCTAATTCAACATCAATCATGCCGTCGCCTAGTAGCGTACGAACGTAATTAAAAAGTTTTTGTTTTTGATTCTCTAAATCGTTGCTCATATGAGTTTCCTTTATTAAACATATTTATTCAATAAATACTATTACGATGCCAAGACTTAGTTTATACAGACCAGAAAAATCAGCGGACTATCGCTTTATTGATAAGAACGTTTATGAATCTTTTCAAATAGGCGGTACAGACATATTTGTACACAAATATGAAGGACCAGTTGACCCGGGTGTTGATGCAAGCACACCTAGTCAACCGTATGGAACAAACGATATACCTGAGACTAAAATACAAGATTTACTGTTTTTAGAAAACAGGGATCGTAAATATTCAGATGATGTTTACACTATTAGAGGAATATATAACGTACAAGACCTAGACTTTGATCTAAGCCAGTTTGGTATGTTTTTACAAAACGACACTATCTTTATAACATTTCATATGAATAGCAGTGTAGAAAACTTGGGCAGAAAGTTAATGAGTGGCGATGTACTAGAACTTCCGCATTTAAAAGACGATTATGCACTTAATGATTATCAAGTATCACTAAAACGTTTTTATGTAATTGAAGATGTAAGTCGTCCAAGCGAAGGCTTTTCACAGACTTGGTATCCACACTTGCTGAGAGCAAAGTGTAAACCAATACTTGATAGCCAAGAGTTTAAAGAAATTTTTGATAAAGATTCAGGAGAAGGTACAGGGTCAACAATACGTGATGTGCTTTCAACATACGAAAAAGAAATGCAAATTAACGAAGCAGTTCTTAATCAAGCAAACGAAGATATTACAGGCGATCCTAATCAACCTGTTATTAGTGGGTACGACACAAAACAATACTTTGTAGTACCAACTGATGCAGAAGGAAATGTAGATATTAATGATGACGGATCTAGCAGGCCAACACTAAAAACACCAACACAAAACTTTTACGTTGGATATCTTACAGGTGACGGAGTTCCGCCAAATGGTGCATTGTACGGATTTGGTGCTCAATTCCCTCAAGCGGCAAGCGATGGAGAATTCTATTTGAGAACAGATTACTTGCCAAATAGATTATTTAGATATAATGGGAGTAGATGGGTGAAAGTTGAAGACGGTGTAAGAGTTGAACCAATGACTAGCGACAACGCTAGGTCACAACTAGGTACGTTTGTTAATAACACAAACAAAAATACAATTAATGGTAAAGAAGTTGACGAGCGTCAAGCACTATCGCAATCACTTAAACCTAAGGCAGATAACTAATGCAACATTTTTATGATGGACAAATAAGACGATTTGTAACACAGTTTGTACGTGTTATGAGTAACTTTAGTTACAAAGACAGTGCAGGAACACTTCGCAAGATTCCTACCAGTTACGGTAATCTAACACGCCAAGTAGCACATATTATCCGTGACAACTCAGAAAACAAAGTAATTAGTGCTCCACGTATTAGTTGTTATATTACAGGTTTAGAATATGCTAGAGACAGAGTACAAAATCCAACACACGTAAGCAAAGTTCATCTACGTGAAAGAGATTATGATTCTGCAACTGGCGAGTACTTACAAAGTCAAGGACCAGGGTACACAGTAGAAAGATTAATGCCTGTGCCATTTAACTTGCAAATGAAATGTGATATATGGTCAACAAACACAGATCAAAAATTGCAAATTATGGAACAAATGCTTGTGTTGTTTAATCCAAGTTTAGAAATTCAAAGCACAGCAAACTATATTGATTGGACTAGTTTAAGTTTAATTGAACTAGAAAGTGTAAACTATTCAAGTCGTGCTATACCGCAGGGTGTTGATACAGAAATTGATATTGGCGAACTTACATTCACAATGCCTATATGGATTACACCTCCTGCAAAAGTTAAACAACTCGGTGTTATTGAAAAAATTATTATGAGTGTGTTTGACGAGACCGGAAGTATTAGTGATGGTATTATTGATTCAGCAAGTCCTATAGCAACAGTAAATATTACGCCAGGAAACTTTGGCTTACTAGTATTAAACAATACAGCAAGGTTGTTATCACCAAGCGAAGGTGTTAGTGAACCTAGTGCAGGCGAATTTGATAGAACTGGGGAACCTGTAAGTTGGTACAAATTATTAGATCAATATCCAGGAAAGTTTAGAGCAGGATTAAGTACAGTAAGACTTGCAAAAGCAGACGGTAATGAAATTGTTGCTACAGCAAGTGTAAATCCAACAGATGACACAGAGATAGTGTTAAGTTTTGATAGTGATACTGTACCTGAAAACACAGTGCTAACTGATAGTATTACTAGTAGAGGAACAGTTGATGCTATTATTGATCCATTAACTTATAACCCAAATGTTAGTGCATCTAATGCAGGTACAAGATATCTTATACTAAATGACATTCATCAGCACATTAAGAATGATAGTTCAGATGCAAATATGAATGCTTGGCAAAATGCAGACGGAACAATATTACAAGCAAGTGCTAATGATATTATTACATGGAATGGCACAAATTGGGAAATTACTTTCGATGCTGGATCAAACGACGAACGTGCCGATTCTAGCGTGGCACAAGACCCTGTCTACATAACTAATACATATACAGGCGTACAGTACAAATACACAAACGAAACTGGCGCTTGGTTAAAAAGTTATGAAGGTGAATATAATAAAGGGTCATGGCGACTAGTACTTTAAAAGATAAAAATATAGTTTGTAGTGGAGCATTATTTTATGCCCGCAATACCAAACGATTTCTATTCCTAGAACGTACCAAAACAAAAACTGCTGGTCAGTGGGGGCTTGTTGGCGGTATGGCAGAAGGAAATGAAACTCCGTGGAAAGCATTAGAACGTGAGATTAGTGAAGAAGTTGGTAAAACTCCACCTATCAAAAAAGTAATACCTTTAGAAATGTTTACATCAAACGACAGTAAATTTTTCTTTCACACGTATCTTGCTATTGTAGATAATGAATTTATTCCAACACTTAATCATGAACATTCTGGATATGCTTGGACAAATGTAAACTGCTGGCCTAAACCTTTACATGTAGGACTACGTAATACACTTCAAAATAAAGCCATTAAAGATAAACTACAAACGGTATTGGATTTAATAGTATGAGTTGGTTTACTGACTTATTTGGTCATGAATTTGAAACTAAAATAACAAAACTAAAAGATCAAATTATGTGTGACGATAACGAGCATAAAGAACGTGTGAATACTTGTTTACAATGTGAGCATTATAATAAAAGTATGCAAATGTGTCAAAAATGTTACTGTATTGTTCCTATTAAAACAAAAATCAAAGCATTTCATTGTCCCATTAATAAATGGTGATTAAATGTTTTTTCTCCGTCAATAATACTACTAATAGATCTACTGTTATCAAAATCAATTAAAATATTTTGTGTATTTGTAGTAAACATATCTTCTAAACCAAGATCAATATTACAAAATGTATTTTTAGTTGTATAATGATCATTATCAATTTCAACAACTAATTTTTCTTCAGTGTTCTCTATTAGTATACCAGGTATTTCTACATTATGTTCAAGCGTTGTTGTAGGAAATACTTTATTGATATCTCTAATCTTGCCCCACTCTAGCATACTTTTTGACATGCAGATAAAATAAAAACAGTCAGGGTATTTAGATGTAAGATCTGGAATAGTTTCTGTATGTAAGATATTTAAATTTTTGTAAATAAATTTTTTATTAGCAGTACTCCAGCAAACTACAGTATGCGAATCTATTTTGTGATTATAAAAAGAGTTTATCTGTGTACGCCATTCAATTAGGTCGTCTACACTCCACGACCCGATCCAATCATTAATCATTATACCAATCCCGTAAGTAAAGTGCATGATTAGGAAATGCTTCAACTTGTGACTGTGTTTTTGTTTTGTATAAATTATACGATAAATCACCATATTTCTTTACAGCATCTGTGATTTCTAAATTAAAATCATCATAAAATCCCATAAGGAATAGCAATTCAAACCATTGTCCTACATGAAACATATCAAAGTATCCTTTCATATGTAATGCCGGCGGAGGAGAGGGGCTAAACATTCTATATAGTTTTTCAACACTAGGTGGTAATTTTATTTTATGTACATCTTTCCAAAATTCTGTATCTTTTCTATGACATAAATTATAGTGTATAAAAATAAAATTATGTATTTCATCGATCATAGTTTCAAACTCTCTGCTGAGATATTCTCTGCTATTATTATCATACATACCATTTTGTTGTAAAATAATACGAGTTAAATTTTGAACTGCTTTTGTTGTGAAAGTAATTCCTGTTGCTTCTAAAGGTTCTACAAATCCAGCACTTAATCCAACAGCATAAACATTTTTTACAGCAATGTTTTTATGTTTACCAATTTTCATATGTAGGTGATTTGCTTCTGCTTCGTATTCGCCTATTGCATCACGTAATTGTTGTTCTGCTTGTTCTGGTGTACAGTGTTTACTAGAATATACATAACCGTTACCAATTCTACTCCATGTAGGAATTTGCCAGCGCCAGCCACTATCCATTGCAACGGCTTTAGTATAAGGGTGCATTGCTTCGCGTCTATTTGCATTGTAATCTTTTGGTATTGCTACTGCCCGATCGCAAAGTAGAGTATTATTAAAACTTATAAAAGATTCTCCTAGTGCTTCTTCTAACAGCATACTTTTAAATCCTGTACAGTCTATATATAAATCAGCAGTAAGTGTTCCGTTATTTTTTGTTTTTAATCCTGCAATACCGTGATCATCCTGTTGTACTTTAATAACTTCGTCATCGTAATATTCTAATTTATGTTGACATGATTTTTTCAGTGTTTCGGTGATCTTGTCTGCTCTAAAATGCACTGCGTCCCAACTTTGTCCGTGTAGTCCGTATGTAAAGTCTAATCGAGGATCGTCTAGTTTAGGCGACTTATTGTTACGTGCAAGTTGATAACTAGGAATCCAATCAACAAACTCTTGTTTTGTTTTCTTTGTACCTAATATGTAATCGTGCATAAAAACACCATTACCTAAAACTGCTGTATCACTAGTATCATTGTCTACAAAAATAGGATAATCTGCCCAACCTTCAAGTTCAACACCAAGTTTGTATGTGCTATCACAACTACGCATCCAGTCTTCAGGCTTCAACCCGCATTCATAAAGAAATGCTGTAGTGAAAGGTTGTGTTCCTTCACCAACTCCTATAGTTCCTATTTTGGTACTTTCAATTAGTTTAATTTTAACCTGAGGTGGCAAATTGTGCGATAAATGACAAGCAGTTAACCAACCACTGCTACCGCCGCCGAGTATACATATGCTGTTAATAACCTTATCCATCTTGTTTTTCTAATACAAATATTCCAATACCGTTCCAGTAATCTTCTGGATCTTCGCCCTTTGTGTTTATAAGATGTTGATGTCTAATTTTTAAATTCTTTTGAGCAATCCCTTCGAGTGTTGCTTGCTCTACTTGACCCCAGTTCCAGTCATCAACAATAAAAACAAAGATCGGATCAAACATATCATAATAATGATCTAAAACTTTAATATGTGACTCATAAGTGTGATCTCCATCATAAAACATCATATTAATTTTGAAGTTTAAGTCTTGTTCTGTAATTGCAAAAGCGTCTTTGTCAACTATCTTTGCAAGCAAGTGTCCTTGGTTACCAATATTTTTTTCAAGTATATCTTTTGGGTTGCCTTGCTCTGCTGTCCAGTTTGGAATATCACGCATTGGCTCAATCTCAGGATTTGAAAAATTATCAATAGCAATGGCCGCACTTTGATAGTTTCCGTCAATAGCACTTGCAAAAACTGCTCCATGAAAACTTCCTATTTCAACGTAACGTGCATCACTAGCACTTAACATATTATTCATAAAGTGTTTAATCTTGTTACTTGTTAAACCTGGTATGCTTAGTGTAGCAGGACTTACTTTACTTTCACTATTTTCTGCTTTCTCTAAACTTGTTTTAATATGCTCAATTAATCTATGTCTAGATTTTCCAACAACAACTTTTTCACAATAATTGCAGTCCCAACAATCAAACTTACATGTTTTAATTTTTTTACGCCAGTTATTAATAGGAGTACCTTCAAGTTTCATATCATCAATATAATCATCAAAAGTATCCCACATTAATTCTTTGCCTTCTGCAAAGTTTTTAATAATTTGCATTGTTTCAAAAAGCCTTGGAATGTGTTCGCGACCGTGCATTTTAAAAACGTCAATACCAAGTTCGTTAATAAACTCTACCCAGTCTTCTCTCCAAGGTGGTAAGTTTGCTTTTTTAAGTTCATAACCAGGGTCACTTCTATCCCAAGCAGGGCAAGTAAATTGACTTAGTGGCGTCATAAAATATGTAGGCTCGTATGGTGTGCGTCTTGTGTTATTGTATTGAAAATGTTCATCTTGTACAGGACAATTACCCCAACAATGCTCATTTGCTAATAAACTAACTTTAATATCACGACCATACTTTTCAATACAATATTCTTTTGCACGTTTAATTTCTAACAAGCGTTCTTTGTCACGCATTAGATCTCTATCTAGGTTGATATAACTAAACCCTGCTTTTACTAATTCTACTAGTTCATTAGGACGTTGTACATTTCTAAGTATTGTATTTTTAATAAAAAGTTCAGGATATTCTTTTTGTATTTTGCCACTTAGCAACCAAATAGTGTGTGGTAATGTTACAGTTCTTATGCCTGCATCATATAGTGGACGAAAGTTTTTAATCCACATATCTAACATGTCTTCGCGTGGCGGACATTCGATATTGTTAAATGTAGCACTTAGTGGAATACCCAATTTAGTTTGGAATATCATTGCATTGTTAATTAAATCACTTGCTTGATTTCCATCAAACACATCGCCCATAGCGTCTTGCACAAACGGAGGCACTCTACTTGTAAAGTAGATATCGTATATGTAATCTTTGTATTTTTCAACTTCGTCATAGAACTTTGTAAATTGTTCCATGGTAAGTTTTGGATTTAGTGGAATACTAAAAATCTTTTTCTTGCATTCTGCGCCACTTTGCATTAGATATTTCCCATTTGCTATAAGGACATCCGTCCTCTTTGTTTATACTCGATAGTGGCCAACAAACACAACTACATGCTTCGCACACCATTCGTTGATAAAGATATTCTTCACCACGGTCTTCGCTGTGTTGCATTAATTCCATGTGTTCGCAATTATAGCAAGTATTCATGCGTTGGACACGCAAGTCCCAATCACCTATTTGATAATCAGGATCCTTGTTTATTTTCAATCGCTTTAATGCCATTGTTTTCGTCGACTCCGATTTTTAATTGTGTTTTTGTTTTTTCTCCGCCGTAATCGCCGTCAATTCCTAACAAGTGTGGAAGATCTCCGTTAGGGTTATTCTTTTCTTGTTCCGCAAGTAACCCTTGTACCTTATGTTGAATACCCATGATTCCTTTTTCCATCTGTGCGGCATTTGTAATTGCTTGTGCGATGGTTTTATTTTGTAAAGGAAGCGGCATTCCCATAATACTTTCTAAGTTACCACTGGAAATTTTACCCATAGTCATCATATCCATCATAGCCTGTTTTGCCATACGCTGTGTCCAATATTCTTCTTCCTTTTTCTCCCAATCATCTTTGTAATGCTCGAGCATATGCATTGTATCTTCTTGACCATTAGGATTAATTTTTTTAAGAACTTCTAAAAATCGTTTAATTTCGACTTCGTTTTGTAGCATGTTTTGTTTTGTATATGCAATGTCAAATTTTGCTTTTTGGATTTCTTCTTCATATAATTCAATTTCTAAATCATCTTCTTCTTTTTCCATAAGACGCTTTAGTTTTTTAATTCTGTTTTCTGCTTTTTTAACTTGAAACTTATTATCGCCTAAAGAAACCATACGCTGTCTAATTTCGATTGCAATTTGTCTAATTTTTCTGTGATCGGTAACTTCACCGTTAATCACAAACGCTTCAATTTGGGTTCCGCTATATGCAGTAGTTTCATTAGCAAGATATTTGATTAGTTCCGCATCTTCGTCCGAAGAAACACGTACATCAACATATTCACTCATATCAAACCGCATTTCGTCTGGTGTGCTGTAACTATCCAGCATATTCTTATCAACTTTTTGATTAGCCATCAATAAC